TGTTTTTCTTTTCTGAACCTTTGGTTCCACACACTGTTTTTGTGGTTTTATCTCAATAATCATTTTTTTGATTTTACCACTAGATTCTTTGACCTTAATATAAAAGTCTGGGAAATATCTGTGGTATCTATTGTCTAGTGGCGAACGATAAGGAACGACAATTTCTTCACTACCCCATTCCAAAATGTTTTGATTATTATCACAATAAACCATAAACTTTCGCTCCCAAAGAGAACGATAGATTATGTTTGTTGGGTCACCTTTATATTTCTGTGGGTATGATGGTTGAAATTTTCCCTTATATGACATCTAAATACTTAATAATATAAGTTCTATTAGAGATATTTAGATGGTACTCGGACCTAGAGATAAAGCACAACGAATACAAGATAACATAAGGAAACCGAGGGAAGAAGAAGATACTTCATCAGATACTGGAGCTGGTGGTGCATCACAACCTAAACCTAAACCACCTAGAGGAATACCGTCAGCAGCTCTTAGGCTCAGTATGAGCGATATGAAGAACAAGATTGGTAATCTTGCTCTCACAAATACTTATTATGTACAAATAACATTACCACCACAGTTAAAATCTCATTTCAAAAACAGTTATAATAAAACTGATCCAGAAATGGCAAAAATTGAGTCTTTTGTAAATCAAAGACTTGGATATCTCTGTTCAGAGGCAACTCTTCCTGTTTCCTCATATGCCACTGCTGAGGTAAAAGATAACTTTATGGGAATTCCTCAGGAATTTGCCCATACTCGTTTATATACTGATATTGATTTGACTTTTTATGTTGATTCGAATTATAGTGTAATGAGATTTTTTGAAGGTTGGATGGACTATATTTCTGGTGGAAATGGTTCAGAAAGAAAAAATAAACAAGGAGGGATTATAGACCCACAAGAACCATCTATTTACGATCCTGGACCAATCTACAAGAGGTTTGTATATCCAGATTTTTATAAGGCTCAAACAATGAGCATTACAAAATTTGAACGTGATTTTAAAAGAGAATTAAAATATACGTTTGTTAATGCCTTCCCTAAAGCACTTACGGCAGTTCCAGTTTCCTATGGTTCTGCAGAAATATTAAAGGTATCGGTTACTTTCAACTTCGATCGTTATTTTGTAGGTAGAGTAGCGGCATCCGCTGAAGAAAAATCAGAACCAGCAGCATCAGAGCAATCCGCGCCCCTAAAACCACAACCACAAAGACCAAGAGCATTAACAGAGAGAGGTAGGTTAATTCTTGAGGGTAGAAGTCCACTTTCTGATGGAGCACGTATCGGTCCACGAGGGTAATAAATAATCACAACTGAAGTTATTATAGGTTATTATGCCTTTACCAAAGATTAATACTCCAACCTATGAGTTGGAACTGCCTTCCAATGGAAAGAAAATTAAATATCGTCCTTTCCTTGTAAGAGAAGAAAAAATCCTTATTATGGCACTAGAATCTGAAGATATGAAACAGATTACAAGTGCTATTGTTCAAATCTTGACCGACTGCATTCAGACAAAAGGAGTTAAGGTTTCGGATCTTGCCACCTTTGATATTGAATATTTGTTCCTAAACATTCGTGCAAGATCTGTCGGTGAAACCGTAGAAGTAAATATCACTTGCCCAGATGACGGCGAGACTTCTGTTCAGATGGAAATTGATATTGATGCTATCAAAGTTCAGAAAGACAAGAATCATAAGAATATTATCAAACTAGATGATAATCTTTCTATGAAATTGAAGTATCCATCATTAGATCAATTTGTTGAAAATAACTTTGAATACAATGAAGACATAAGTGATGTGAATAAATCTCTTTCTATGATTACATCTTGTATAGAGATGGTTTATGATTCTGAAGAAAGTTGGGATGCTGTTGATTGTACCAAGAAGGAACTGGAAGAGTTTATTGAACAACTGAATACAAAGCAGTTTAAAGAAATTGAAACCTTCTTTACAACGATGCCAAAACTTTCTCATACAATTAAAATAAAAAACCCTAATACAAAAGTAGAATCTGAAGTTGTTCTGGAGGGACTCGCAAGTTTTTTCAGTTAGGTATGGCTCATATTAACCTTGAGTCATACTATAAGGTGAATTTTGCCTTGATACAGCATCATAAATATTCATTGACTGAACTTGAGAATATGATTCCTTGGGAGAGAGATGTATATCTTTCTCTGCTTGAACAATACATTGAAGAGGAAAATCTAAAGGCACAGCAGAGTGGACATTAATCAGGTTTATAAAGCACCATCAATACCGAAACTGGGTAAGAAGAATGTATCTTCTTCGGTATTGCGTGGTGCAACCACTCCAAAACTGACAAGGACTAGATTTTCTTTTATAAAACCAAAGATTACTGCGGATGCATTAAAGTCTGATATATCTGATACAAGTGCGGCTCAATCTCTAATAGAAACGAACAGAATTCTTGTAGAGATTCAGAGACAGTTATCTATTGATTTTGCAATGAGAATTGCAGATGAGAAGAACTTATTAAAGAGAGTAAAGAAAGAAGAATCAAAAAGAAAATTTGCGGCAAAAGAGAAATTTATAGAAAGCACTAACAAAATTGGAAGTGCATTGGGAGGAACAGTCGGTAAAATTGTTTCACCAATCAAAAGTGTTTTTGATAAGATTAAAGAATTTTTTAGTTTAATTCTAACTGGAATAGTATTAAACGCAGCGTTTAAGTGGTTACAAAATCCAGAGAATCAGGCAAGATTAGAAAAAGTATTTAATTTTATCGGAACCTACTGGAAAGAACTTATTGGAGTATTTCTTGGTATAAAGTTAGCTGGTATTATACTTAAACTTGTAGGTCTTGCTAGACTACTAGGACTTGGAGCTGGTGGAGGAAGTCTTCTTGATTGTGCAGGAGTAATGAAGTGTTTTGCCACTTCTGTTGTTCCTTTCCTAGCGGCAAATCCGCATATTGTAAATCAAATTGGAACTTCTCTGTTAGGAAGTAGACAGTTCTTGACTGGGTTAGGACTTGCATTCCCAGTATTAGGATTGCCTTTTTTACCTGGATCTTCACCAACACCAGCACCAAAACCAAAACCAAAACCAAAACCAAAACCAGACTTAACTTTTGATACAGATCCGTTTTATCAGGATCAACCAGGATTTAATTGGGGTGATTTTGCTCTGGGTTCTGTCGGTATTTTTGGTAGTTTACTTTGGTATTTTTTGAGTGGTGGGAACAATTTCGATGACCTCCTCAAGAAGGTCGGCGGCGTTGCAGATGGTGGAACAATACCAGGGAAAAAATGTTCAGCATGTTCTCTCAAAGCATCGAATGGTATGACGGTTCCTGGACAAGGACCTGGATGGATTGATAGTGTAAGAGCAATGCTTGCTCCAGGTGAAGAAGTAATCAAAACGTCTTCGGCAATGCTATACAGACCTCTCTTAAAAGATATTAATGATAATGCTGGAAGAATGTGGAAAACTTTCTCGGAGGCAGTAACAAAAATGCTCTTCCTATGGGAAGTTATATCAGAGAGATCTGATGAATTTAAGTCTATAATGGAGGATTTTGATGAGTATCTACAAGAGGATATTCAAAGAAATAGAGGATTAAATCCGGCACCAGATGTTGGACAAAGAACGTACCTTGCTGGACCTGGTGGAACCCCAGGAATGGCAAAAATTGCCCCTGCTCCGAAAATTACTAATACAAATGTTATTATAAATCCACCATCAGGAGGTCCAGGAGGTTCTGGAGGAATGAATTTCCTGCCAATGATTCTTCCTAAACAATCTGGCAAAATGCCAACCATACCTGAGATGGAATCTAGGGCAAATGATGTTCCATTAATATCACCAATTAATTTTTCCAATCCCTGGATGGATATATCACCAGAGTGGTATGGAATACAATTGTACGGGTAATAAGATATGGAAACTCAAGCAAATCAACTTAAACTAAACGTAACTAATATTCAGAGTTATTTGATTCGTTCGAATAGAGAATTAAAAAAACTCAGAACCGATAAAACCAATTTATTTTCCAAATTAGAAAAAAGAAATAAACAAAGAGAGAAAGAAACTAAATTAGAAACTAAGAATCTTGGTGTCGGATCTACATTTACTGGTATTTACAATAAAGTGACATCTCCAGCAAGGGGAATAATGGATAAGATATTAGATTTCTTTGGACTTATTGCTCTTGGAATACTTGTAAATAAACTTCCACTAATTGTAACAAAAATAAATGAATTTTTTGATAGTGATTTTTATAAGGGCATTAAATTTGTAGTTTCTGGAATTGTGAAGGGTGCAGTATTTTTATACGACATTGCAAAAACATTGACTGGTGCTGAAATGCAAAGATTGGAAAATGAGAAAAAATATTATGAAAATTCACTAGATCAAATAGGTAGGGATTTAGACTCGGCAAAAAATTTCTTTGCCAACATGTTTGGATTTAATTCTAATAACACGCCAATGCCACTGAGTCCTTTTTCGGGAATGTTTCCTACCCTTCCCTCTGGTTCAGGACCATCTCCATTGTTTAATTGGCCTCAACCAAAACCACCGGTTAAGCGTTCTAAAGGTGGAACAATACCAGGACATTCTGACAGTAAAGGAGGAAGTCAAAATAAACCACAAACTCCTAGAGTGAGTGGAGAAACAGAAGCGGCTAGAAGAAATATGAATGACGGATTCGTCAACTTTGAAAGACTAGCAGAGGTTGCCGATGAGTATGCACAAAAGGAAAAGGATAATTTAGATTTAACAAGAAGAGCAGTAGAGAATTTTAATAAGGCAAGCATAGTTGGAACCGCTACCTCTACCTCTGCAAGACCTAGAACTCCTCCAGGTGCTGGAATAAATGGTGCAGGTCCATGGAGTCCTCTTACCACACCTTCTGGGGTAAGTATCGATGCAACCGGAGAACCAGGTGTTGATTTTACACCTGCAGGTTTAAATGTCAGATCGCTTTTTGATGGTGTAGTTGTTTCTGATCCAGCAGGAACTAATCATCAATTTAATGCATCAACTGGACGAGGATATGGAAACTTTATGATTATACGTCACAAAGATCCAGATACTGGAACTGAATTTGATGCTTTGTATGCTCACTTCCCAGATCAAAATTTTCCAAAACCAGGAACAAAAGTTAAGAAGGGACAGATTCTTGGAAGGATGGGACAACTAAGTGACCCATTAGAGGACAGGGGAAGTATAACTGGTCCACATATGAGTGTGGATTTTTATCCTGCAGGAGGTCCATACAATCCCCAAACAAGTGCTTATTCTCGTTGGATTAATATAGCTAACCTTGTTGATCCAACTTTTGGAGGTAATCCTCCTGCAAATGGTATTGGTGGTTCAGGTGGAATTAATAGTGTTGGTAGTAATAGAAAACTGGTAAATACCTCTAACAATCGTGGAAATCAATCACTCTTTGTTTATGCAGTACAACCAGTGGAAACTTTTGTTCCATTCCCATATCCTGTTCCGATTGAGAGACCATCAAGTCCTGCACCACAAAAAGCAAAATTACCAGCAGTATGGAGACAATAAAATAAATGGCAAACGCAGCACAGGCATCTACATATGAATTACTTCAGATTGAAAAAAATGGTGTGGTAGTTGATATTACTGGCACCGATCCTTATGGTGCCAGAACCACGAGTTTTGATTATTATGAGAGTTTATTGTCTCCTAATTCTACAGCAGTATTATCTTTAATTGATGTTGGGGGATCCACGTCTTCTTCATATGATAAACAAAATAGACGTGGAACATTAGATTCTGCACTTCCATTAACTGGTGATGTAAATGTTAGGTTTAAAATTACAAATAGTGCGACTGGAAAAACATTAGACTTTACCAGAAAACCCTTTGTTCTGGATAAGAAGATATCACCATCTGATGAATCCAATCGTCAGGGTATGATACTAAGTTTAGTTTCATCAACCGCAAGTAAAAATAAAATTCCGGTTTATAAAAAATATAATGGCAATATTGCAAATTCTATAGAAAAATTAATAAAGGATTATATTGGATCAGATCAAACTGTTATTACCGATCCAACAAAAAATTCTTGGTCCTATACCGGTAATGATCGCACTGTTTGTAAGGTTGCCTGTGAAGCAGCAAGACAATCAATACCTTTGAGAGGAAATCCTGGTTACTTCTTCTACGAAACTCAATTAGGAATGAACTTTAGGTCAATTGATGATCTAATTCGCCAGGATCCAAAAGCAAATTATTTTAAAACTGATGTCTTAAGATCTGGTGTTGATACTGATGAAAATAATTTTAAAATAGCACTTAAATCTGTCATTAAATCTGAAGATTATTCCACAGCAGCATTAGCAGGAGCACTCCAAACTAGAAATGTTTTTATTGACCCGGTTTTATATACTGTGGAACATATAGATTATAGATTGAGCGATATCGGACTGGACACATCACTCGGTAAAGAAATAGATGTGCCATCCATAGGTGCATTGCCAACACACTTACACTTACTTGATATTGGTAGTTTAGATCCAGGTGTTAGTGTAAGTGCAAATAATAATCCTAAAGAATGGCAGGCAAAATCCAAGATGAGATATAACTCACTATTCTCTCAGATTATTCAGATACAGGTTCCATGTAATCTTAGTTTGGTTGCCGGTGATACGATTAATTGTGATTTTGAAATAATTACACAAGACAAAAAAGATCAGGGAAGATCTGATCCGACAACGAGTGGTAAGTATTTGATACTTAACTTATGTCATCACTTTGATGCAACAAGATCATTTACATCAATGACATTAGTTCGTGACTCTTATGGACTACATACTAATAAAAACAAATGAATGCTCTAGGTAATTTAACAAAAGATGTTTCTGGACTTTGGATGGGAACCATTGTATCTTTTGATGATCAGAAAGAGCAGGTTTTTGGTTTGGGATGGGGATGGAGATATAAGGTCAGAAAGATAGGACAAGATTCCAACGATGACCAAATTCCTGATGCAAATTTAACTTATGCACTTTGTTTATTGGGACCATCCGATGGAACTGGTGGTGGTGGAAGAAGTAGATCCGTAAGATATTCTCAAGGTGATATAGTTGTTGGATTTCAATTCCAAAACACACCAATAATCTTTGGTGCTCTTGGAAGAACTTCCGCAATTAAGTATACTAAAAGCACCGCTAAATTTGCACCCATAAGCGGATTTACACAAACAATAAAACCCGGTCTAGTAGAAAGACAAGAGAACAGTGAGTCTAATGGACCGTCAACACCACAGTTGAGACCTAAAAGTGTAGATGAAAATCAAAAAAGAGAGGTTAAAAAAGAAGAACTGAAAAAAATAGGAATAGATGCTGATACACAAGCACAAGTTGATGAGGTTCCAGAACCATTGTGGGATGAAACTAATGGAACATTGCCAAATAAGGATGATGGAACATTGTCAAATGAGGAATATGAGGCACAACTGAAAGCTGCTGCCGCAGACACTACTCCAAAAATTTACGGACAAAATTCAAGACAATCAACAGAAATGCTTCTTAATAGAACAGACTATCTCAGTCAATATGGAACAGTAGTCAATGATACACCTACAGCAGAACAACTCCAGCAGTTTGAATCAAATGGTTGGAAATTTACTCCTAATCCAGATGGAATTCCTGGTGGAAAAGTAGAGCAACCAGGATCGCTCTTGGGTGGTTAATAAATATCAACACGAGGAGGTGAATTAAAAATGGCAGAAAGAACTCAGTATACTACACTTAATAGAAGAAATTATTTGTTTTATGATGATGGTAAAGGGTCAATTCTTGTATATTACGAAGATAAATCTGGAAAAGAATCCAAAAGAATAGAAAAGAAAGCTGAAAAAGGTGGATATGGTGGTGAATATACCGTAGAGCAAATTAAAGAGTTAATTTATGAAAATGAAGAAACTAAAAAAACTTATGTAACTCTTGGCGTATTTTTAAAAGGAAATGACGGTAAATATGAATTTCTAGTATATCCAGTTGCTTTCGAAAAAGAAAATGGAAATGAGGACCAAGCACGATATTTTGTAAGAGAATCACGTAAGCAAGGTCCTGATGTATATGTAGAAAATATATTTACTAATTCTTCACCATCAGAAGCAGCACCACCAACACCAGCAGTAGTACCAGCAACAACAGAAGCAGCAGCACCGACAACACAGACACCAGCACCGACAACACAGACACCAGCAGCACCAGCAGAATTAGATGCTAGGCAGATAGAATATTGGAATAAGATATCAGAAGTTCCCCCAGAACTATTGAGTGAGTCATCAAAGACTTTGTTGCAGGCAGTAA